CTAAGGGCAATATGAGTGCTGCATATTGGGCAGACAAGGTTAAGTGGTCACCAAGTGACACAAAGAGCCCTAGCAAAAAATGGATTAAGGGATGATAAACATAGTTGATAATTTCTTAGATGATTTAACGTATATATCAACTTACAATAAGTTATTAGATAATGATTTTGAGGAGGTAGTTGTTGGAGACAAAAGTTTTTGGGTACAGTTTAGCACTCCAGAGTTTGACAAGACTGTCCTTGACAAAGTTAGTTCGATAGAGGGTGTAGAAAGAAAGTCTGTACTCAGTTTTTTTAGGGTGGCTACAGATGAGTTAGACACCGACTGGAGAATCCACGCTGACTCTATAATAAATGGTGAGAGACCAACCAGGGCACTTGTTTTAAATATTTCACAAAGCAAAATGACTGGACTACACGGCACCGCATTTTGGAGCCACAGAGAGTATGGTGATAGCCTACACGATGGGGTATCGTTTGAAGATTTTGACGGAATGCTTTTAAATGACTCAAATGATTTGTCTAAGTGGGAATTACAGTCTGTAGTTGGTTATAAGATTAATAGGGCAGTGTGCTATCCATGTAATTACTTCCACAGCAAGTACCCGAATGTCGGATGGGCAGATGGAAGAATGGTTTATGTAATGTTTTATAAATAAATAATATATGTTAATACTAAAAAACAAGGGGCTTGGTGACACGATTGCCTCAATAACGAAGGCGACTGGTCTAGACAAGCTAGTCGGGGAAGACTGTGGCTGTAAGCAGCGACAGGAAATGTTAAATAATCCAGATTTACTAATAAACAAAATATTTTATGGGACAAAGCAAAACATCGAAGTACTACGAGAAGAACCCGAAGGCAGCGGAGAAGCATAGGGAGTACCAGAGAGAACTAAACAAGAAGGAAGAGCAGATTAAGTACCGATCAGAACACGTGAAGGAACGTAGGAAGCTTGGTATTGACGGCAAGGGCGGCCCTGATGTAAGTAAGAAAAAAAATGGTACCTTTGTAAAGGAAAGCCCATCGATAAACAGAGCTCGAAATGGGGCAAATGGAAAAAGTACTAAAAAATAAATAGACATGGCAAATTTAAAATTACAAACTAGTGTAGCAGCGGCTGTTATAAAAAGCGATACTGTTAACATACCATTCCCTGGAGACAATACTGCATCACCAAATACATCAGCGTGGCCTTGTGTCCTTTATGTAGGTGGGGCGGGAAATTTAACCGTTCTTACTGCTGGTGGTAGTACTGTTACATTGGTTGGAGTTGCGGCAGGAACTTTTATTCCTATTCAGGTTGTTAGAGTTTTTACAAGCACAACAGCTACAAATATTTTAGCTCTTTGGTAAGTAATGCAAATAAGTATAGGCATATCTGTAAGGGGAGCACGAACATCAGGTACATCAGGTGCACCTGTAAATTCGTCACCACCTGTAATTAGTGGTACAACTACACTTGGTAGTACACTTACTTCAACAACAGGAACGTGGAGTAATTCACCAAGCAGTTTTGCATATCAATGGATAAGCGGTGTTATTAACGTAGGCACTAACGCTAATACATATGATTTAGTTTTTGCAGATTCAGGTGCAGATATAATTTGTGTGGTTACCGCTACTAATGCATCAGGCTCAACACCTGCTACAAGTAACATAATAACAGCAGATTACTATGGAGATTTCAGAGTAACTGAGGATGATAATCAAATAATAACAGAAAATAACGACAAAAGAATAATACAATAAATTATGGCAAATATAAAAATTAGTCAGTTAATATCAAAAGGGGAATCTTTAGCACCTGATGACTTATTAGAAATTTCTAAGAGCCTTGGTGGTGGTCTCTATGAAACAAGGTCAGTTACAGGTGCAAATATTTTATCTTCAAAGCAGGATCAATTATTAAGTGGTATTAACATAAAAACAGTTGAAGGGCAAAACATATTAGGGTCTGGTAATATTGAGATTACTAAAACTGATATTGGACTTGCTAATGTAGATAATACAAGTGATGCGAGTAAGCCAATATCAACAGCAACTCAAGCTGCATTAAATGCCAAACAAAATACAATTACTAATTCAGATAGTATTACTCAAGGTTCTACTAATTTATTTTTAACCACAGCAGAGAGAACAAAATTAACAAATACAAGTGGAACTAATACAGGTGACCAAACTAATATAGCGGGCAACGCTGCAACAGTAACCACCAATGCTAATTTAACAGGTGTAGTTACAAGTACAGGTAATGCAACAACAATAGCTAATGGAGCTATCTCTAATGCAATGTTAGCTAATGGAGCTGTAGCGAATCTATCAGGCACTAACACAGGTGACAATGCTACTAATAGTCAATATAGTGGCTTAGTAAGTAATGCAACTCATACAGGGGATGCTACAGGTAATGTAGGTTTAACTGTTAAGGGTATCAATGGGACTTTATTATCTACACTTGGCACAGGAATATTAAAGAACACAACAGGTACAGGCGTACCTAGTATAGCTGTAGCTGCTGATTTCCCTACACTTAATCAGAATACTACAGGCAACGCTGCAACAGTAACCACCAATGCTAATTTAACAGGTGTAGTTACAAGTACAGGTAATGCAACAACAATAGCAGATAATGCTTTATCAATAGCAAAAACTTCGGGGTTACAAGGAGCAATTGATTTAAAACAAAATTTGTCAAGTAAAAACGCAGCAAACGGGTATGCAGGATTGGATGCTTCTAGCAAGATAAACCCTAGTCAACTTCCATCAATTGCTATAACAGATACTTTTGTAGTAATTGACCAAGCAGCACAACTAGCTTTAACAGCAGAAGTAGGAGATGTTGCAGTACGTACAGATTTAAACAAGTCATTTATCTTAAAAACATCTCCAGCAACTACATTTGCTAATTGGCAAGAACTACTTACTCCAACTGATTCTGTAAGCAGTGTATTTGGTAGGACTGGCGTAGTTACAGCGCAAAATGGTGACTATACTGCATCGCAAGTAGGCGCACCTTCTGGTTCAGGAACTTCAACAGGCACTAACACAGGTGACAATGCTACCAACAGTCAATATAGTGGCTTAGTAAGTAATGCAACTCATACAGGGGATGCTACAGGTAATGTAGGTTTAACTGTTAAGGGTATCAATGGGACTTTATTATCTACACTTGGCACAGGAATATTAAAGAACACAACAGGTACAGGCGTACCTAGTATAGCTGTAGCTGCTGATTTCCCTACCTTAAATCAGAATACTACAGGCACAGCAGCTAATGTTACAGGAATTGTAGCAGTAGCGAATGGTGGTACAGGCACAGCAACACCAAGTTTAGTAGCAGGAACTAATGTAACCATTACAGGTACATTCCCTAATCAGACTATTAACTCTTCAGGTGGTGCAGCAGGTGTAACAGCAGTTACGGCAACAACACCTGTAGTAGCTACAGGAACAACAACACCTGTAATTAGTTTAGCTTCAGGGTATGGAGATACTTTAAATCCTTATGCTTCAAAGACTGCAAAGTATATTCTTGCAGCCCCTAATGGTGCAGCAGGAGTACCAACATTCAGAGCTATGGTAGCATCTGATGTGCCTACACTTAACCAAAACACTACAGGCACAGCAGCTAATGTTACAGGAATTGTAGCAGTAGCGAATGGTGGTACAGGCACAGCAACACCAAGTTTAGTAGCAGGAACGAACATAAGTATTACAGGAACTTTTCCAAATCAAACTATTGCAGCTTCAGGCGCAGCAGGAGCAGTTACACAAATTGTTGCAGGAACAAATGTTACATTATCTCCTGCGGGTGGTACAGGAGTAGTTACAATAAACGCAAGTGGTGGTGGCGGTGGCGGTGGCACAGAGATAGGAGCTTTAATTGGTGGTGGAATAGTAGTAGCAGTATTTAATGAAAGTGGAGTAAATAAAGCACTTGTTGCAAGTTTAACTAATTTATCTGGGGGTTTACCTTGGTCAACAGTAACAAATGCCGCAGTAGGTGCTACAGCTCGAAGTCTTTCAGATGGTCTTACAAATACAAATGCAATTATAGCACAAACAGGAGTTGCTGCTAATACAAATTACGCAGCAGGAATTGCAAGACTTTTTGCAGCGGGTGGTTTTAATGATTGGTATTTGCCATCAATTTGGGAGTTAAATATGTGTTATAATTCAGGAACTGTTATTAATAGAGTTTTAGGTAGCAATAATGGTTTTAATACTTCCACTACAGCATGGTATTGGAGTTCTACAGAAGGAACTGCCTTTGATGGAAAAATAAAGTTTTTTGAAACTGATACCATGGGCAACTTCAGTAAAAACAGCAACATCTGGGTACGAGCTGTAAGAATACATACTATATAAATAAATAAAAATGAAAGTACAAATAGGATATTATAACGAACAAGGGCTATACATTGAAGAACTTGTAGATGTTATTGAAAAAACAAACGAAGAATTAATTGCTCAAAAAGAAGCACAGCTCTTAGCTTTGTATGATGAGTTAAAAGCACTTAAAGGAGACTAAATGAAGTACTTAATTATATTACTTGTACTATTGTCTTCATGCTCCTTAGAAAAAAGGCTGGCGAAGTATTGCCCACTGTGTGTGCAAAAAGATAGTACAGTAACTATAATACAGCTTAAGGATACAACCATAACAATCCCAGGTGAAACAATAACGCTACTAGACACACTTTATTGTGACTCATTAGGAAATGTTATATCTCAACTAAACGGAGACCTTAGAGACAAGGACGGTAAACTAATAAGTCTACAGACAAAACTACAAGACAACATATACACATCTAAGGCTAAAGTCCAGACGATATATAGGACTATTAAGGGCAATGATGTGTACCACACTAAGGTGGTAACTAAAACATTAAAACCAGAGAAGATAAAGTACATACCATGGTGGGTTAATTTCTTTGCTGTACTAGGGGTAATACTATTTATATATATATTATATAGATTGATTAAATTATATTTACTTAAAAGTTTTTAACGGTGCAAATAAGTATAGGTATATCTGTAAAGGGATCACGAACATCAGCTCCATTAGGTGCATCATTCACTAGCACATGGACTACTACAGGACTGAGTGAAACTATTGAATTACCTTATTTGAGTACAGGTAGTACTTACTCAGGAACAATAGATTGGGGGGATGGTAATACATCAGTTAATAGTTACACTAACAGGACACATACTTATGCAACAGCAGGAACTTATACAGTTATAATTACAGGGGACTGCACAGGTTGGGATTTTGGTGTTTATGAGGGCTCAATTTTTATCACTTCGGTAGTAAATTGGGGACAGCTTCAGTTAGGTACTGCAAACGCAGGTTATAATTTTTATAATTGCCCTAACTTAGATTTATCTTCAGTACAAGGCACTTTAAATTTAACAGGGGTAACTAATTTTAAAGGCTTGTTTTATAGCTGTTATACTTTAACTACAATCAATAACATAAATTCTTGGGATACTTCAGCAGTTACTGATATGGGTAGCATGTTTGCTAGTTGCTCATCATTCAATCAACCATTATCATTTAACACAGCAGCAGTTACTGATATGAGTAGCATGTTTGTTTTTTGCTCATCATTCAATCAACCATTATCATTTAACACAGCAGAAGTTACTGATATGAGTGGCATGTTTTATGAAGCAATTACATTCAATAAAAACATAGGTTCTTGGGATGTAGCGAATGTCACAAACTTCCTTAACTTTATGGACGGTATAACATTTGAAACATTCTCTCCCACTAATTTAGATGCTATCTATAATGGATGGAGTACAAGTGGAGTTAAACCAAATATAAATATAAGTTTTGGTAGTGCAAGATTTACAAATGCGGGTGGATTAGTAGGAAAAAATATATTATTAGGTGCACCAAATAATTGGACAATAGCAGACGGAGGAGGAGTATGAGACATTTCATAGTTTACAACAATGACAAAGTAATATTCCATTATGGAATATTATTAGAAGACCAATTCTTGGAAACAGGACTTGAAGAAACATTTATAACTGAAGATAAGCAGGATTTTATTGATAAGTTAAAGAATGATTTTAATATTGATTATACGGAAGAACTAATATGAGAACACAACTATCTTTATTAATAATGTCTGTCCAATCACAACTATTGACACTTATATCTATATGCCTTGCATTTTTTATACCAATATCTGGTATACTGCTAATGATTGGAGTACTTATTATTTTTGATACTGTTGCAGGTATATGGAAGGCCAAGAAGATAGGAGAGAAGATTACATCTAGAAGACTATCTGCCATCATTAGTAAGTTGGCCTTATACGAATTAACGGTAATAATGTTTTTTCTTATTGATAGATTTATTCTCAATGATATCATACTCACTTTTTTCAGTGTACCATTTATGTTGACAAAGGTGGTTGCACTAGTTTTATCCAGCATCGAGGTGATGTCGATCAATGAGTCATGGAAGCAAGTCCACCAGCTGGACCTATGGCAAAGTGCTAAGTTGCTATTTGCCAGAGCGAAAGAAATAAAGGACGATATAAATAAAATTAAATGATATACACTAGAGAGCAAATAGAGAAAGCTGTAAAGGCTAAAGGATATGTATACTTTTCAGGTGATAAAGACTATGATGTAAATATTGTAGGAGTAAGAAACTCAGAACCAGGTCAAAAGGTAACTAATATCTTTGATGATAAGATGACCCTATCTTATAGAATAGATGGTAAATGGTTTTATCATGAATGGGACAACACAACTGAGCCAGGCAAGAAGGGAGTAATGCAATTCCATAATGCTAAAGGAGTTGCAAGATTAGTTCCAGGACAATATAGAGGAGCTTATGCTGTATCTAAGCACCAAGGAAAGTATGAAGCATTATGTCAAAGATTATCAGATGTGACTGTATGGAGAGATGGTAATAAAGACATGACATTTGATGAGGTTAAAACTGATACTGGAATGTTTGGAATTAACATACACAAGGCAGGGACTGTTTCAAGCTTTGTAGAAAACTGGTCAGAAGGATGTTTGGTATTTAAAAAAACTAAGGACTTTAATGAGTTTATGGCTATAATTAATAAAGCAAAAGCAATACATGGCAATCATTTTACATTAACATTGATTGAATCAAATGACATTTAAAAAAAATATGTAAATTTGTAATAATGAAAAAGCAATTAGAATCTAGTAAAAGAATAGTGCGATTTGTTAGTCGTCCAGGTGTTCATGCTAAGAGCAAGACATCAAAGTTAAAGACATCAAGGAATTATAAAAAAAAATATAAAGGACAAGGGAAATGAAAATAAATAGCTATAACAATTCAACGCCAACAACAAGTACTACATTAATTGGATCAAACAGTACGGGAGAGACATTTAATTTTACCGTTCAATCAGTCTTTGACTTAATATACAGTGGTGTATTAAATGTTAATGCTTCTGTTGTTGCAACAAATTCACTAACATCTGCCACAATTACTAGCACAAACACATACTTTACTGGCACAGTTGCTGGAGCTAGTTTTGCAATAACTTTTCCAGCTGCAAATTCCAACTTAAATGGTATAAAGTACACAGTAATGTCCACATTTGCAAGACCTACTACAACATGGATATCTACTGGTGCTACCTTTGTTGGTGCACCTGCTGCATTAGTAGCAGATACCCCAGTATGTTTTCAGTACAATCATTCTGACCTTAAGTGGTATAGATCATTATAATTAGTATATTTGCATAATAAATTTAATAAAATGAAAAAAATAAAAAAAGAGGAGCTCTCTAAGTTAGTTGAGCTTAACACAAACTTTCGGGAATTAAAGTTCCAATTGGCAGATATTGAGGTTACATTCAATAGACTAAAAAGCCAAAAAATCGCTACACTTTCAAATCTTGAAACAGCAGCCTTTGATCTATCGTCTTATCAGGATGAGATAATTAAGGAGTATGGAGACATTAAAGTAAATCTACAGACAGGTGAATATAATTAGAAAAGTGTCTATTGGCCCTGACTACATGAAGTGCATGCACTATATGTTAGGGCAAGAAGTTCTTGATAGAGCTTGGGTAATAGATTCCATACTAAAGGATGACTCTGGATCAATATCTATATGGATAATCAAATCTGGAGAAATAATTAAGTGGAAAACTTTTTCTAGTAACGTTCCAACATCAATAGAGTTTAAAATAGATTTTTAATGAAGTCACCATACTGTTTTATCATCAAGCCAGTTGATGGAAAGCGGTACGATAATATAAGAACTTACGGAGGTAAGCCATTTGTCATAAGCTCATCACAGGAGGACCACAAATCTACAAATAGGTTTGCTGAGGTAATATGCACACCAATGTACTACACTGGACCAATAATGCCAGGAGACATAGTCGTTGTTCATCACAACACATTTAAGTTTTACTACGACATGAAGGGTAGACAAAAGAGTAGTTGGAACTACTTGTTTGACGACTTCTTTATTGTTCAGGACGATCAACTGTACCTTTACAAGTCAGGTGAATCTGATTGGATGGCACCGTCACCATTTTGTTTTGTGAAGCCAATCCCATCAGAGGATAAGGTGTTCTCGTCTTTGGGTAGTCTTGAGGAATTATGGGGTGAACTAATCTTTACCAATAATGAATTAGAGGGCGTATCGGTTGGTGATGTAGTTTCATTTACTCCAGACAGCGAGTATGAGTTTAAGATAAACGGTGATTTAGTTTACAGAATGTACAACAGGAACATATGTCTAAAAAAATAGAGATACTTGAGGCTGGTAAGAAGGCTATTGACGAGCTTATTAAGGTTCTGATGGAGCCAATCATTACTCATGCTGAGGACGACCTTACAGCTGATAAATTGAAAAATGCAGCATCTGCTAAAAAGTTAGCCTTTGATGATGCACTATCTATGCTACATAAGATTGAGGAGGAGGAGAATAAAGATAAAAATGTAGACATCGTTAAGATTGATCATGGAAGGCAAGGATTTGCCGAAGGAAGAGCTAAGAATGGAAAATAACTTATACAGGGTTGTTTTAGATCAAGTTCCTAAAAGTGTTGTAACTACAAGGAATAAAAAGAAAGCATGGTCTTACGGATACAGCAGTGACTATGACTTTGTTGTAGTATCTAAGGATGGCACTATAGGTGAGATATACGAAATAGGGGGTTTAAAGGTTGCACTCCCAAGCACTCCAATCAAGGTAGACAACTTTAACAATGTTTGGACTCCAAAAGAATACCCTGAAGAACTACAAAAAATAAAAACTATTTTTGATTGGAATAGGAGGGACAATATTTTTAAGTCACGGTATATAGACTTAGTCGAGGGTGAGTTTGACAAGAGGGAGTATGGGTATTGGTTTATGAATAATAACACCCCTACCTACGTAACTGGTAGTCATTACATGTACTTACAGTGGACAAAGATAGACGTTGGGCTTCCTGATTTTCGTGAGTCAAACAGGATATTTTATATTTTCTGGGAGGCTTGCAAGGCTGACGCTAGATCTTTTGGTATGTGTTACCTAAAGAACAGACGTTCTGGATTTTCTTTTATGAGCTCGTCTGAGTCTTGTAGCACTGGTACTATAGTGCGTGACTCTAGAATTGGTATACTATCTAAGACAGGTTCTGACGCAAAAAAAATGTTTACTGATAAGGTTGTTCCGATAATACGTAACTACCCATTCTTCTTCAAGCCTATTCAAGACGGTATGGACAATCCAAAGACCGAGCTTGCGTTTAGGGTTCCAGCCTCAAAGATTACAAGAAGGAACATGGACGATGAAAAGACTGAAGAGATTGATGGTCTTGATACTACGATTGACTGGAAGAACACAGCTGACAATAGTTATGACGGTGAAAAATTACTATTGCTAGTTCATGATGAATCTGGAAAGTGGGAGAAGCCTGAAAACATTTTAAACAATTGGCGTGTAACAAAGACCTGTCTTAGGTTGGGATCAAAGATTGTTGGTAAGTGCATGATGGGCTCAACGTCAAATGCATTGTCTAAGGGTGGTGATAATTTTAAGAAACTATTTAACGATAGTAACCCTGCATCACGATCTGCCAATGGTCAAACCAAGCAGGGATTGTATTCTTTATTTATACCAATGGAATGGAATATTGAGGGGTACATTGATAGGTACGGATGGCCAGTCTTTGAAGATCCCAAAACACCAGTTATTGGAATGGACGGAGAAAAAATAACTAACGGTGTTATTACTTGGTGGACAAACGAGGTTACTGCATTGAAGTCTGATGCTGACGCACTAAATGAATTTTATCGTCAGTTCCCAAGGACTGAGTCTCATGCATTTAGGGATGAGTCAAAGCAGTCATTATTTAACTTGACAAAGATATACCAACAGATTGACTATAACGACTCACTAATAAAGGATAGGGTCTTAACTAGGGGTTACTTCCACTGGAAGGACGGTAAGCCAGACACAACTGTTGTATGGACCCCAGACCAGAAGGGTCGATTTCTTGTGTCATGGATACCAGAGCAAAACAAAAGAAACAACGTAATAGACAGGAAGGGATTAAAGTATCCTGGAAATGAAAACATTGGCTCGTTTGGGTGTGACCCGTATGACATATCTGGTGTTGTAGGTGGTGGTGGATCGAATGGTGCCCTTCATGGAATGACTAAGTTTCACATGGAAAACGCTCCAACAAATGAATTTTTTTTAGAGTACATAGCAAGACCTCAGACAGCGGAGATATTCTTTGAGGATGTTCTTATGGCATGTGTATTTTATGGTATGCCAATACTAATTGAGAACAATAAGCAGCGACTACTGTATCACTTTAAAAATAGAGGGTACAGACCATTCTCAATTAATCGTCCAGACAAACACTACAGCAAGCTCTCTAAGACAGAGATAGAGCTCGGTGGTATACCTAACTCATCTGAGGACGTAAAACAAGCCCATGCGGCAGCAATTGGGTCTTACATTGAAGAGTATGTTGGTCTGGATCTTGAGGGAACATACCGTGACCAAGATTCTATGGGGTCTATGTATTTTACAAAAACCCTTGAGGATTGGGCTAGGTTTGATATAAACAACAGGACAAAGCACGATGCATCAATTAGCTCTGGGCTTGCAATTATGTCTACAAAAAAGTACATCGTTAACCAAGAGAAAACAAATACAAAAATAAGTATTAAATTTGCAAGATACGATAATACAGGCAACCGAAGCGAAATAAAAAAATAATGGATAAACCATCAGTTTTAATACAACAACGATCATTCCCCAACCAGAACGCAACCGATGAAGAAAAAGCAACAATTGAATATGGCTTAAAGGTAGCAAAGGCAATTGAGGGAGAGTGGTTTAAAAAAAATACAAATAGTTGTAGGTTCTACAATCAATGGGGCAATTACCATACACTTAGATTATACGCTAGGGGTGAACAACCAACTCAAAAATATAAAAACGAGTTATCTATAGATGGAGACCTGTCTCACTTAAACCTTGACTGGTCGCCAATACCTATTATTCCGAAGTTTGTTGACATTGTTGTCAACGGAATGTCTGACAGACTATTTACAATTAAGGCTGAGGCTCAGGATGTTATGTCTGCTGAACAAAAGAATATGTTTCAGGACATGATCGAGTCAGACATGATCGCAAAAGACTTCCTTAATCTAACTAAGTCTGAATTTGGAGTTGATGCATTTAATGTTGACCCAAATGAATTACCAGAAAACGATGAGGAATTGTCGTTGTACATGCAACTTAAGTATAAGCCTAGCATTGAAATTGCGGAAGAAATGGCGATAGATACTATACTTAAGATGAACGAGTATTCAGAAACAAGAAGCCTTATTGACTACGACATGACTACTATTGGTCTTGGCGTAGTAAAGCATTCATTTTTGATTAATGATGGCGTAAACGTTGAGTATGTAGACCCTGCTAATTGGATACATAGCTACACTGAAAGACCTGATTTTTCTGAC